TATAGCTAACGGCGAAGTAGAAACACTTGATCTTAGAAAAAAACTACAAGCCGAACGTCTTGCAATAGAACAGAAGTACGCAGACCAACGCCAAGCTGTAATAGATAATGCGGCGGCCGAAGCCCAAGCAAAGAAAGACCAACAAACAGCAATAGAAGATGCGGCAAGGGATAAGAAGGTCGCGCAAGAACAAGCCGCCGCGCAAGCTATCAAGGCGGCTAATATGGGCTTAGTACAAGCCGGATTCCAAGCTTTGCAAGCTATGGCAAAAACCGAAGAAGGACAAAAGAAGTTGGCTATAGCACAAATCTTAGTCAACCAAGGTATTGCACTTTCTAACGCAATTGCCAACGCGCAAGCGTCAGCGGCGGGAACTGGACCGGGGGCGGTAGCGGCCGCGCCTATTTTCACAGCTACTCTCGTTGGTTTAGTGCTGTCTTCGTTTGCACAAATTAAAGGTATAATGAACCAAGCGGGTGCGGCTACAGAAGGACTCGATACGTCGATGCCGTCACTTGGCGGCGGCGGTGGTGGGTCGACTTCTGGCGGTGGTGGTCCTCAGCTTGCTATGACACCCGACCTTGCACAATCCTTCAACGACTCTTTAGGCTCACAATCAATACAAGCCTATGTAGTACAGCAAGACTTAGCAGACGCAACAGCGTTACAAGAATCTATAGCTAACCAAGCGTCACTTGGAGGCGGATAAATAAACAACAACGAAACCCGTATTTTTTAAGATATGAGAAAGAAAGTAGAACTACTAATAGACGAAGAAGAACCGATAAGCGGAATCGAGGCGGTAAGCCTTGTACGTTTTCCAGCTATAGAGACAGACTTCGTTTACCTTTCAAGCGACGCAGACAAGAAGATGTCCTTCGCTATGGACGACGAAAAACAAATGCTCATAGGCCCGGCACTTATTCCGGACAAGTTGATCCTACGCCTTGACGAAAACGACGAAGAATACGACGTCTACTTTTCTAAAGAAACGGTGCGACAAGCTATGGAGTTGTTTATGGTAGAAGCCAGAACAAACGAAAGCACACTGGAACACGCGTCTAAAATTGACGGGGTTACTGTAGTCGAGTCTTGGTTAATTGAGGACTCTAAAAAGGATAAGAGTGCGCTATATGGTTTCGACCTTCCACAAGGGACGTGGATGCTTTCTGTTAAAGTAAACAACAAAGACATTTGGCAAAAGGTAAAGAATCGAGACGTTCGTGGGTTCTCAATTGAGGGCTACTTCACAGACCGCCTTGTTGAAATGAAGCGCGGAAAGCTTTGCAAGAATTGCCCACAAGACGAACAAATAATAGCAGAGTTAAAGTCTATACTACTTGAAGAAGTGCAACCCGCGGGAGTCCTTAACGGCCAGCCGTTATTCGCACGCTCGCAAGACGCGCAAATGTGGGGTGAGACTTTCTACAACCGTACCGGCTTTTCTGTTGTTAAGTTAAACGGACAAACGCTATATGCGGCAAAGGAAAGCTTCGAGAGTTATCCGTGGGACGAATGCGTTCGCGATCAGATAAACCGCTACGGTTCGAAAGAGGTAGCCGAGAAGGTTTGCGGAATGATAAGAAGCAAATACGGGTAATAAATAAACACCCGGCAATTTGATATATGTAACCTTGTAATAACCTAATAAGTAACGATGAACACAATCGAAAAAATCAGAGAGGTATTAGGACTTCCAAAACAGAAGTTTTATGCCGAAGCGCGACTGGACGACGGCCGCGTAGTCGTTACCGAAGCCGAGTCTATGGACGTAGGCGTGGAAGTTAGAATCCTTGACGACAGTGGCGAGGCTTCATTACTTGACGCCGGAACGTACACACTCGAGGACGGTACAAAAATAGTAGTCAGCGAAGACTCACGCCTTGCACAACTTGGCGACGACGAAGTAGAAGTAGAAGTAGAACTTGAGACAATTCCCGAAGCCGAAGAAGAAGGCTACCGTGACGGAATTGACGACGAAAAGGAAGACGTTCGTGAAGACATGAACTACGACAAAGTTCGCGACGCTTTAGACCAAGGCTTCCCAGACTTAGGACAAGACACTATTGACGCGATCGCGACTTTAGTTTCGGCTATTTACAGCGACGATGAGGTTGTTGTTGAAGCTGAGGACGTCGACGTAAAAGTTGAAGAAGAAGATTTATCTTCAGTTATCGAAGAAGCTTTTGCAAACATTAGCAAAAGACTTGAAGCATTAGAAGACGCACCAGCGTCAGAGGGCGTTAAGCACTCACCTAACAAGTTTTCGGCTACGCACAAGTCGAATATGAAAAATTTAACAAGTGTAGAACGTGCGCTACATATCATTAACTCTAACAAATAATTAAAATGAGTAATTTGAAAAAATACGATTTCGATATTACCGTTGCGGCTAACACTTATGCCGGCGAGTTAGCTTTACCGTATGTAACGGCGGCTTTACTTGGTGCGGAAACTATCGCAAAAGGGCGTTGTCGTCTAATCGAAGGCGTACAATTTAAGGCGGTAATTAACACGCTAACAACTGCGGACACTATCCAAGCGGCTTCTTGTACGTTCGCTGACGGAGCAGACCTTTCACTTGGCGAGCAAGTTATTGAACTTAGCGACCTTGCAGTAATGGAGGTTATCTGTCGTGGCACGTTGTTCCCAACTTGGGTTGCGGCACAAGGTTCTATGAACCGTGACGGAGATTTACCGATTGAGTTCACTGACTTCCTTATGGCTTCAGTTGCACAAAGAACAGGAACTAACCTCGAGTCTTTAATGTGGCAAGGTGATGCCGGAACAATATTCGGCGTTGGTCTTCTTTCTAACGACGGTGTAATTGACGAAGCTGGTATCGATGCTTCAGCAATGGCTGACTTCGTAGAAGCTGACACAGGTGCGGCGGCTTGGACAGCGGCAAATATCCTTACTAACCTTAGCTTAATTTTTGATGCGGCTTCAGCTATTCCTGGAATCCTTCAAAAGCCCGGCTGTGGATTCTACGTTTCTTATGAAGCATACGCGTTCTTCTTACAAGCTATCGCGGCACAAAGCACAAACCAAGGCTACAACCAAGACCTTGGCGGAGCGACTTACCTTGGCTACCCTGTTTATCCAACACCGGGTATTCCTAACACGGTAGACGTTGCGGTATTCACTTACCCTGAGAACGTTGTTGTAGGAACTAACAACTACACAGCAGACACTTCGGCTCAGTTAATTCCAGCTTACGCTTACGACGGATCGGACAACGTAAAAGTTGCTATGCGTTTCGGCGTTGGTGTCAACGTAGCAGTACCGGGAGACGGCGTTGTAGGATTCAACTTTACATAAACCACTAAAATAGAATAATATGGCTTGCAATATTACAGCAGCGAGAGGCATTGATTGCCGCGACGCAATTGGAGGGTTAAAGGCCATCTATTTTTGTAGTTCTTACTGTTCAGACATACTTAAAGAAGCAACGGTTACAGCTAATTCTTACACTATCACTACAGCGGGTTTCGCTAATTGGGATATTGTAGACAGCGGTGCGGTTACGGTATTTAAGTACAACTTGGTGACAGACCTTTCCAACTTTACAACCGCTATCGAAGCGGACAAAGCTACTGGTTCGGTTATGTACAACCAGACTCTAAACGTAGTCCTACACAAAGTGGTGGCGGCTGACTTATTTCAGCTTGGTTTAATCGCAAAGAATCGCGCTCAAATCTTTATACAAGATAGCAACGACAACGTATTCCTTATGGGTACTACTGACGGATGCTACTTAACGGGAGGCGACACGATCGCAACGGGTACAAATCGTTCAGATATGAACGGCTTGACTTTGAACTTCACAGCGAAGGAACAAGATCCGTTGTATATACTACCGGCATCGGCTGGAGTAGCTACGGCAAAATATCCGTTCGACGGGTTGACTGACGAAGCAGACCTAACAATCACAGCGGCATAAGCCGTTGCTTAGATAAAAGAAAGGGGAGGGTGGCACTACGCCGTCCTCCCTTTTTAATTAAACAAATTACTGAGGCTTATATCTTTAATTGATGCAACAAATACGCAACGCAAAACACACGACAGGTCTTGACGTATTAAACAAATTATACGTCACAGCAAACCAGACGCAAACTATTGCACAAGCGTCTGTGTATTACTTAGTTGAGTTAACGTCGCAAAGTTCGCTAAATTCTTTGTACTTTATACCGACCTCGGTAGACGCAACAAAGACTCCGAGGTTTATCAGTTTGACTTTTACAGTAATAGACAAAGACGAAACTGCCGCGCCTACTTCTGGGCGTATTAAGTTTTACGACGCTACCGGAAAGCTTGACACTTACCCGATGGGTTTTTATCATTACAAGATATACGAGCAAGCAAACAACACAAACCTTGATCCGGCTAACGCGACCGAATTAGAAGAAGGCATAGCCTACGTTCGCGACTATTCTGGCAACATGGAAGAAATAAGCCCGGACTTCAAAGAGTATAGCCCAACCGTTTCACAATACGTTTACCCATAATGAACAAACACGACTTTAGCGTAATAAGCTACGCGGATTCAGAGATTCCAGTATTCGAAGAAAAGCAAGGACAGAAGTATGTCAGCTTTGGTTCGGACGACCTTTATGGTGAATACTTGCGCGACTTGTTTTTAGCAAGTTCAACAAACGGTGCAAT